AATCTATATTTTTGTAGACGTTACAAAGAATTATTTGACACACTGCTCCATCTAGATCAACATGGCTGATACTTAGTATCTTTGATTCAAGTGGAATATATTTCATTATAAACCTTTCTTTCTATAAACCATATGTTTTTATAAATACCTTAATCAACATATTAAAGATAACATATTCATGAATGATATGTCAAGTTTAAAATAAACCGGCAAACGAATTCACGTAATTCAAAAAAGACTAGCAAAACTATTTATAAACATAGGTGATTCTGTCCACTTTCCATTTTGATCCAAATATTGATATTGTTTTTGTATTATATCATTAAAAACATTTGGTTCTGTTAAAGACCAAAAAATATCATCAATATCTTGTACAGTTACATTGTCTGGAACTTTTACAAAATTTTCATCATACGGTGAAGGTTTACCGTTTGTAAAAACTGATCCCATACAAATAGCTCCAGCAGCAGATGCTTCTAGTAATCGCAAATTTGATTTGGAATAATTAAAATAATTTGGAACTAATGGAGCAATACTAAAATGTGGTTTAAATTCTTTAATTGGTAAATGATATTGATAACTATTTACCCAAGGAATAATTTTTATTTTATCTTTAATTTCTTCAAAGAAGAATGCTCCACCTCCCATCATACAAAAATCTATTTTATTTTCTTTTACATTTTTAATAACCCAATCACACCATGCATTTTCCCAATCACCTTTTAATTTTTTTCCTTCATGCCAATGTGTCGGAGAACTTTGACATATCACTCTAGGCTTAATAATTTTATTTTTAATAGGCGCTCGTCTATCTGGTCCCCAAAAATATTGAGCAACTGTATTACCTACTACAACGATAGGAGAAGTTACTCCATGCGTTTCTAAATAGTATTTAAGGAATTCTGTACTGACACATACTGTATCCATCATATTCATAATATCAATAGAAGATTGTCTTACATCATCACCAATACTTTCGCTTCCAAAATTATAATCTGGAATTTGTTCTCCTGCGTCTGGTCCTTTCCAAATGAAATCATCAATATCATAAATCATTTTAAAATTAAATTTTTCTTTAAGTTTTCGATAATGTTGTACTGCCCCTTTTTGTCTTGGGTCCATTGTTCTTTGAAAGAATATACTTCTAGTTCTCATTAGAATATCTTCTTGAAAGATCATTACTGGAGAAAGCATTACATTAAAGTTGCCTGTTTTTCCAAATACTGAATTAAGATATGACATTGGAAATATATTTCTAATATGTCCACATCCTGTACTATCTGACACATATGATAATATTAAATTTTTATTTATTTTTTGAACTCTTCCACCTTCTTGAAATTGATTTGCGAAAGGTGTATTAGGATTATTTAATTGATTTTGAAAATTTTCAATATCACTAGTTGGTATTTTATTATGATCATTCATGTTGTATTTCTCCTTTTGCGATTTTATACAAGCTCATTAAAGTATTATAAATTTCAATTTTATTTTCTATATTTAAAGAATCAACATATATCTTAATCAAATCGGTTATAGAATCTATATTGATATTATTACCATTAAGATTGCTATTGAAATCTGAATCATCTATAATAAAAGTATTTGGATATTCAGCAGGATAATAAGATTCAACAGTTTCAATATATTTATGAATTTTATCTTCTTCATAAATTTCGCTTTTATTTATATGTATATCTATAATGTTATTTTTTATTCTATTTTTAGTAAACATTTCAGGATATTTTAATTTTATATATTTTAAAGATTTATTATTATTTATAAATTCATATTTATTAGTATCTAAATCTATTACAACAAATCCTCTTTCTTCTGCTATATCTGCTCTTGATAATTGATATGGTGATCCAATATATACTATTTCTGTATTGTTTATAGTTTGTTTACTTCTAGTATGAAAATGTCCTGTAAAAACCTTTTTACAATTTTTAGGAAAAATAGTCGGATCAATACCATGTTCACTTAATCTAAATTTATCAAAATGAAAACCTTTTATATCAAAATGACCAAAACACAAATCAACAGAATCAACTAGTTCTTTTTTAAATTCCAAAAAATCTACAATCCAAGGAGATAATAAAATATTTTTATTAGCTTTTTGAATTGTTGTTGTTTTATCTATGATATTTATATTTTGAAATTTGCTGAAGAATTTTAGAGAATGAATATTTATGTTGGTATTATAATAAGCATCATGGTTGCCAATGATTAAATAGATTTCAAAATCAATTAGATAATTTTCAAAAAGATCAAATATATCATTTTTGATTTTAATATTTAAAGAATTTCGATTGTCAAATAAATCGCCTAGAAAGAAGATAGTTGATATCCCCTGTTCTTTAAGGTAAGGAACAAACTGCTCTTTAAAAAATCTCAATTGACTTTCTATAAAAACATCAGAACCTTTCTTTATACCAAAATGTGAATCTGAAATGAGACAAACACGATTAGTCATATAAAAAATTTTCCTAATATTTTTTCAATTTTTTCAATATTCCAATAAGGAATAATTATTAATTTAATTTTATTTTTTTTACAATATTCTTTTTTTAAATTATCATTAATTTGTTGTTGTTTAAAATTTTTTTCTGTTTTTAATTTTATATATTCTATATTTAGATTTTTAGTTTTATCAAAATTTACAGGTTCATATTTTATTCATTTTCAATTTTTCTATTTTCAAAAAATTCACATTCACTAAAATTATCTATATATTCTAAAGATGTAAAAATATCTCCTAACTCATTATATCCATTAATATTCTGGAGAAAAGCGTTAAACGCTACTCTGGTAAAATATGCAAATGGATTTCCCTTAGTAACATCAAATCGGTCTATATAATTACACATAAAAAATGTTGCGTTGGAAATCATTTCATCTTTTCGATCATTAGTATAGTTTATAAAACTAGATTTATTCAAAAGATTTTTAGCAATCAATAAAAATATATTACCAATTTTGTTATATAAGATTTTAAATCTCTTTTCAAAAATAACAATGTCTGCTCCTTTAATTTTTGGTTTTAATTTTGTTCCACAATAGGCACATTTCGTTTCAATAATTTTAATTTTTTTTCCACAATCTTCATTGGGACATATAATATGACATTTCTCATATTCTTCTAGTAATGTATTAAATATTTTATTATTCACATAGTTAGACATATCCTGCCTCCTTATCAATAAATTCAATGTCTGAAAATTTATTCTGATTTTTGTTAATTTGAATTATTTTTTTAAATTTGTCAGTATAATTATGCTGAACTCTATGTGAAATAATTAAAATATTCATATTTGAATCATAAGCCATATCATTTAGATTAACAATTAAAGCATTCAATCCATCTTCATCTAATGCTCCATCTAGAATTTCATCTATTAATAAAATATTACAATTCCAGTTACATATTAATTTAGTCATGTTTATGAATGATAATAAAATAGCCATATCAATTCTTTTCTTCTCACCTTCAGAATAAGCATTATATGATGTACTATCTCTACTTCCTATATTTATAATTTTTTCATCCATTGTATTATTAAATTCTAATCGAATAGGAATATTAAATAATTGAAGATATTCGTTTATTTTTAAATTTAATATTGGTATGAATTTTTCAAATAAAAAAGATTTGATTCCACTATCTGACAATATTTTTGATACTTGATCCTTAATTATAAGGTCTTGTTTATATTTTTTAGTTTGTTTATATATTATTTTATATTCACTAGATTTTTCTTGAAGTTCTTTATTTAAAGAAATAACATCTATATCAAATTTTCTGTTGATAATATCTTCTTTAAGTTTAAGATATTCTTCCATATGTTCTATATAAATTTTAAGCCTGTCTGCTAGTTTTTCTTTTTTATTTTTAAATTCTAATAAATCAGAATTTTTATTAGATAATTCTAAAAGTTTTTCTATTAAAATTTTATATTCATTTTGATATTCTATAATTTTGATATCATCTTCTTTAATTTTTATTTTAAACTTTGAAATTTCTTTTTCTTTGTGAGAATCGTCAATTATAGAATTACAAGTAGGACATATATTATTGTTTGTAAGAAATTCTATATTATTTTCATAATTTTCTTTTGAGATTTCATATTTAATACGATCATTCTCTATATTATTTTTTAATTCAATTGTAGATTTAATTTCATGTTGTATTCTTTTAATATCATTTAAATCTAAATTAATATTATTAATTTCTGTTTCTATTTCTTTAATTTCTTTTTCTTTATTTTGTATTTTATCTTCTACATCTTTTAAATTTTTTTCTTTATTATCCTCAAAATTTTGTTTAGCATTATTGGCTTCAACTAGTCTTTTTCTTAAAGAAGTTAAATTAATGGTAAGTAATTCTAAAGTTTTTTGATTTAATTGTTCTTGAATTTTGATATCAGCAACATCTTTTTTTAGAATTTTTAACATATCAGCAAAAATTCTAATATCAAATATTTGCTCTATAATATCTCTTTTTTCTGTAAGACCTAGACTGAGGAATGGCTCATTGTAATTAACTGATAAAGAAATTATTTGTTTAAATAATTTATAATTAATTCCTATAATTTTATCAAGTTCTTCTTGATTTAATTTTTTTGAAGATAAAAGATTTAGAGGTTGATCATTTTTATATATTTCTGTAATATCTGGTTTAAGACCTCTAATTATTTTAAAAACATCATCGCCTATGCTAAATTTACAAGAGACTAGTAATCCTTTTTTATTTCTTCGATTAATTAACTCTTGAATCTTTATTTTTCTATAAGGTTGCCCATATAAACAAAATGATAGAGCATCCATAATTGTAGATTTGCCGCTACCATTTTTTCCAGATATTAATATTAATCCTTTATCAAAATTAATAACAGTTGGTTTTGCTCCAAATGACAATATATTTTTAAATTCTAATTCATTAAACCTTATAATCATCCTTTCTCCAAAATTTACAAACGCTATAAAATAATATAACATGTTATTATTAATTTGTCAAGTTTAATTGTTTAAATATATTTTTTTTAATTATTTTTAAAAAAACCTTGACAACTCAAAAATAATATATTATATTTTTAATCGTCCTAGATTAATAAATAATTAAGGTCCTAGGACCTAGATTAATTATTAAATATTTAAATTAATTACTAGGTCCTAGTTATTAAATAATGATCTACGATACGGAACGGTGGTTGCACCCCCGTTCCGTGTTATTTTTTGTTGTAATATACTAAATAATTTATATGCAAAATATTAATTTTAACCAAAGGATGAATAACACAATGGAGGTTTCAAAAAGTTTACTTACAGGTTCTTCTGAGGACTTAGACCCGTTCAGTAAACAAAGAATTAAACAATATTATCCTCAAATAAAAAATAAAGATTGGAATGACTGGAAATGGCAAATTCAAAATAGAATAACTACAATTAAACAATTACAAATAATAATTAAAAATTTAACAGAAGATGAAATAAAAGCTATAGAAAATGGAGCTTCAATTTCAATAACTCCGTATTATGCAATTTTAGCTAGTCTTTATAAAGAAATTAGACGATGTGTAATTCCTTTATCAGATGAACTAATATTCCACAATGATGAATCAAATGATCCTCTAAAAGAAGATAACAATAAAGGTACAGAATGTTTAGTACATAAATACCCAGATAGAGTATTATTTTTAGCTACAAATTTCTGTTCAACTTATTGTAGATTTTGTACTAGGTCTAGAATGGTAGATTGCAAACATAAGAGCAATATAACACTGGATGCCTGGAAAAAAGCTTTAGACTATATTAAAAATCATCCAGAGGTTAGGGATGTACTTATATCGGGTGGTGATCCTTTAACGCTTTCTAATAACAATTTAGAATATTTAATGAGCAATATAAGAAAAATTCCTCATGTTGAATTCCTAAGAATAGGAACAAAAATACCAATGGTATTACCACAAAGATTAAATGATAAAGAGTTATTAAAAATACTTAAAAAATATAAACCTTGGGTTTCTATACATTGCACACATCCTTTAGAATTAACAAAAGAAGCTAAAAAAGCTTTTAACCAACTAGCTGATCTTGGTTTACCTTTAGGAAGTCAAACAGTTTTAATGAAAGATATAAATGATAATGTAGATGTTCTTAAAAAACTTTTTCATGGATTATTACAAGTAAGAACAAAACCTTATTATTTGTATAGTGCTGATAGAATTAAAGGATCAAAGCATTTTAGAGTACCAATAAATACAGGTATAGAAATAATCAAACAATTAAGAGGTTGGACAACAGGATATGCAGTTCCTCAATTTATCGTTGATAGTGAAGAAGGTAAAATTGCTGTTAGTCCCGATAATATAATTTCAATGTCAGAAAATGAAGTCGTTTTAAGAAGTTATAATAATAAACAATTAAAATTTGAAGAGGTATGAAATGACATTAGATCAGTTTAAAAAATTAAAAGAAATTGTGGAGAAAGAATTAGAAATTACAGAAGATAACATAGAACAAATGTCTATTAAATCTGGAAATTTATATCATAAATATTTAAAACTTTATTCACAAGAACTTCAAAAATTGAAAGAAATAGCAATATACAAAGAAAAAGTATATGGAGAATTATATCATAAGTATAAATTTGAAGGACAATATGAATTAAGTACTAAAACTGAAGTTGATGTTTATGTTAAATCGGATGAAATTTATTATAATAAATGTTTAGAAGAAGCTAATCAAGAAATTATAGTTAAATATTTAGAAGCAGTTGTAGATTCAATTTTAAAAATGGGATTTCAAATTAAAAATTATATAGAAATTAAAAAACTAACTTTAGGAATTTAAATTAAGGAATTACAATATCTATAAATAGTTAAGTGTATAAAGCTTAACTATTTATGAGGTATTGAATGTTAGAAAAAATTGTTGTTCATAAACCAAATAATATCTATTTTAAAATAGATTGTGATCCTTCTCAAAGTATGGAACTTAAAAATTATTTTTCGTATTATATTCCTAATTATTGGTTTTCGCCACGTTTTAAAAATAAAGTTTGGGATGGAAAAATTTCATCCTATAATCGTCAAGCCCAAACCCTACCTATAGGTTTATATCCAATGTTGAAGCATTTTTGTGTTCATTATGGATAC